GCGCTCCTAATATCAAGGCCAACGGCCTTTTCGCCTAGAACAATGACAAACCCGGCCAAGCCGCCGACGATAGCTATCCTCGCGGCGAGGTGCAGGTAGGTTGAGAGTGTGAAGCTGTCCATTTTTAGCCCTTCCAGGGTGCGCCGTTGACAACCAACCAGCCGACCATCGTGATTAATAGGCCGATCAACCCATAGATGATCTTGTCCAGCCGGGCATGAACCCTGCCGAACGAATCCTTAATGTCGCCGTATCGCTCTGCGCACACTTTCTCGTGAGCTTCCAGCCGCGTGGCGTTCACAACTGAGGCAATAACTGGGTCCTTTTCCTCAGCCATTGCCTAAGCCATTCATTTCGGGGCAGTCTTTCCGGGCCTTCATCTGCAAAACTCCTATTTTGCGGTGCGGGAAGTCCTCCGGTTCCTATGTCCAGTAGGGACCGGGGGCGCTCTGTTTCGTATTTTGGGAATGACCTTTCGGGCCGGATGGGGGTAATATCCGGGGATGTCGTTTGGATTCACAAAAACTATCTTCGTTCTCGCTGGGGCATTTCTTTTGCTCGGACTGCTCAAATCCCCAGACAACGGTATGTGGCTCACGAGAGCCGCAGCGCCCGTTCTTGCTTACCTGTTCTTTATGGTCCCTGTGGTTATCGTGTTGGACCTGAGACAGTGGTGGAAGTGGAAGAAACTGGCCCGTCAGGAGGCTGCGAAAGGGCCGCACCAGCAAGACCAGCGCCCCCAGTCGTCAGAAAATGAGACAGCGCCATTACTGACCCCGCAGAACCGGGACCAAGTTTCTTAAGTTCTCGCAAAACCTGCCGCCCTTCGGGAGTCGTCAACAACTCGGCCTGACGCGCCGCGTACTTTGACGCATTTACATCAGCCCAATAACGACTAACCCGGCTTGGCGTTTTCCAAAACTCAACCGTTTCCATTGCAGCGGGGCCAAGTCCCGCACCCTCGGCGGCAAGTTCCTTCTGACCAGCTTGGGCAAACGCGGTGATGCTCTCGCCTTTCATCGCCTTACCAGTAGCGTCTAGGACTTTCATGAGGTCCAAAAACTCGCCCCAAAACTCTGGACGCCCCTCAAACGCGGCCTCTAGCTGCTTCCGCTTTGTGTGGTTTCCCATCACCGCTTTGCGGTACGTACCGCCGAGGTTAGTGATAGAGCCGGTTGATGAATCGGGTATGTCGTTGAATATTTGCTGCAAGTAGGACCGGGACAGGTCATCCCACTGTTGGGTTGCCCCCGCCTTTTCAAATGCGGCACGGGCAAGCCTTATATCTTCCGGCGAAGAACCCTTCCCAAAGATAATGCGACCGGCTTTTAGTGTGTCGTTGCCTTCAAGTTTTGTGACATCACCAACGACCCCATTTTTTAGGGCGGTGCGCGTCGGGACGTTTTCCTCGAATATCGCGCGGGCTTTGCCGTAAGCCGGGACGTTCGCGTCTGCGGTTGTTCTTAGTTCGTCTGCGGCCTCTTGCCACAAGCGGGCTTCGTTATCTCTACCTGCGCGGATTGCCACCTTAACTTCGTCGTCCAGCCATTTCTTTGCAGCATCGACAACAGGCATGGAATCGTTTGGCATTGTTTTGATGGTATCGGAGTAAGCCCTATTACCCTTAACGGATTCTATGGCTATCTTGATTCTCTCGCCAGACGGCCCCCCAGTGAGTTGGTCAATCGGGACAAATCCCTTTTCTGCTTCTTTATAGTCGGGGCGGGCCAAATCAGACAAGGACGCGCTCTCAGCATCAATCGCCTTTTTTGCGCCTTCAACACCAGAAGCCGAAGCCATACGCGGGCTATTATTTGGCGAGAGGTTATTTAGGACGCTATCAACTGCCGATCTGACTTGATCGTTTCGGCCTTCATAAAAACTCGTAAACTTTTCCTCTCCCTCGGTCGTGTTCGCCAATATCTTTTGACGGCGCAATAGCGTGCGATTGCCGGTTTCTTCTCCTGGGGTTAGCCGTATCCCAAATCTATTTGATGCCGCACGCAGCGCCGTTGTCTCGGGGATGTTATATGTTGGCGTGCGCCCGAAGTGTGAAAGACCTTTTGCGAACGCATTACCTAATAGTTGGGCTACACCCTGCTCTAACATAGCCCCGCCAGTTTGTGTCGCCCGACCAATCAATGATTTTTTCTCGCCTGTAATTTGACTGGCAAGGAGTTGGCGTGTCACATCGCCAGCGGCACCACCAGCCGCAGACTGCACTATCCCCGTCAGCCAACCTGGGGGGCCTTCGCCCATTGCAGCGATGCCTCCAATAGTTCCGCCAACCATAGGCAACGCGGGACCAGCACCACTCGCCACAGCCTTTGGGTATTGAGAGATATTGCCCATGCTTGTGGGAGCGCGGAGCTTCGGTTCTTCGTAATAGAACTTCCCATCGTCGCCCTGATAGGCAAGCCTCCCGTCCCTGTAGACATATTTATCAACGGCTTTGTTTAGCGATATTTCGGGGAATCTTTTCTGTGCAAAATACCGGACGCGGGCCATGTCATCCGTTGGCAATGACGCCGCCGCCTGACGAGAGACGGAGGCCATCCTTGTCGCGTCCTCAGTAATAGCCATAGGGGCCATCTTTTTGCCTTCCGGCATAGCACTCATGGTTTCCGTGACAGAACTAAACCAATCTTGAGGCGGAACTACGGGCTTTGCTGTCTGGTCTGGTTCGCCGTTGGCCTGTAATTCATCGAACCAGTTCACAGACCAAACTCCTCACGCAAGCGGGCCTTTACCATTTCTTTGATCGTGGATTCGTCTGCGCCTGGGTTTGCGGCTTTCATTTGCTGCGCGTACTGGGTGCCCTTCTGGTTAATCATCTGTGGAATTGTATCGAGAGGTATTGAAAATTGCTGCTTTTTATCAAGCCCGTTCTTTCTCGCGTACTGAGCGCGCGCGATAGATGCTGCAATTGCGTCGGACGAGGCTTTCATTTTTGCTTGAAACTCAATAGGGCCGTCACCATCAAACAAACCTTGCCCCGCAACGGGCATCTGAAGCATAAGTCGCGGCGCTTCATCTGCGCCGACTGTCGCTCCGGTTAGGTCTTTGATAGTTTGATTTTGGTTAGCCGCAGCATCGCGCCGGTATGAGGCAAAGTCACTCATACTACGTTTCGTGCCTTCATCTAACGGGACGCCCATCTTATCTTTAGCCGTTGATATTAAGTTCTCCCACCGCGTTCCTAATTGTTGATACTCAGGTTTATATTTTTCCTGTATGCCCTTCATTCTAGCTAAGGCGTCATTCCCTTGGATGACAGCATCCTCAAGTTTCGTTTGAGTTGGCTTTGTGAGAGCGCCGCTAAGGTCTTGCCCTCCGGTTGTCATTTCAAAACCACCCTGCCCATCTGACATTATTCTCATGCCGCTAGGTTTAGGAGCGTATTTGCCAGGGGCAGCCATGACTTCGGCGTCCGTCTTCATCTCAGGTTGGCCCGTCTCAAGATTAATAACCCAATCGCCGTTTAAGTTTGGCTTCTCAGGCGCAAACGGAGCCGACCCAATAACCTCGGTGCCGCGCATTCTCTGAGAGCCGGGGGCGAGCGTGTATTCTTCGGGCGCCGTAGGGAACAACTGAGACGCAACGCTCTTTGCTTGCAAGGCTCCATACAAATCATCGCCCAAGGCGGTACGCCCGAAGCTGCGTGTCATAGACGGACTCATAACAGGGCGCGCGGGAAGGCCGGGGGATTGTGTCGGATTGAATGACGGGTTTCCGTCAGGCCCCATTGTCATGCCGGGGTTAAATGCTCCGGGTCTGGCGGGGAGTTGTTTGTTGGCTCCGCTGAGCAAAGCATTCGCGGCGATGTCCTTGCCGAGCAACTGCTTCTTTTGGCTATCAGCATCATTAATGGCGCGGAAGTTCGCCATTGTCTGTGGAATAAGTGCGTTGCCGATGAACGTCAGCGCGTCGCCGCCTTTGCTTGCCATTAAACGCCCCCACCTTTGCCCATTGAGGACATTGTCTGCGGAATGAGCGCGTTGCCGATCTGGCCTAAGAGGCTTTGGTCTTTGTTTTTGTCGGGCGACGTTTCAGGGGTTGGTTTCTGTCCTAGAAGCGATTTCGGCGCGTACTGCTCGCCCATACCACCGTTGTAAAGACCGGCTGCGGGGTTCCACGGTTGGTCTTTTGTCGGCATACCGCCGCCGCCGATTAAGCTTTTCAGAATACCGGCCATAAACATATCGCTCATGCTTCACCTACCCTAAAGAAACGCCGCCGCCCTTACTGGACGAGCCGCCGTTACTTTGTGTTTGCCCGCTGTACGTTCCATCGTTCTGCTGCCCAAAGGTCTGCGTTCCGAGGCCGAGGTAGTTCATCAGGTTATTAATCCCACCCGACTGGATACCGCTTTGCGCGAGGACGTTGTTTGACATTCTATCGTAAGCGCCCATACGCATTTCATCGCCACGGAATCCGGTGTTTACGTCAAACTGCTGGCGATTGTTGGTCATGTTGTTGTTGAACGTTTGCGCCGCGAGGCTGTTCGCCGCATTGGTCGATTGTGCGCCGAAATCTCGGTTTGCGTCAGCCTGACCATACCCCGCCGCCGTGTTGAACCCTTGCTGACGTAGACCGCTTGTCAGAGCACCTAAGCCCCTTGAGGCGTCACCTTGATAAACTGCGTCAGCAATCGCCGCGCGATCCCCAAAGGCTCCTGATGCATCACGCCCGGCCCGCATAGCGTTCGATGTGCGGTCAACATTCGTGTTGTAGTCATTCACAGACGCGTCGATAACTTGGCTGTCCCAAGGGTTTTTGTAGGCGTCCATAAAAGACGCCCCAGTCTGAGCATTGACCGTAGGCGCGTTTACAGCATTAGGTGTTGCCCATTGCCCACCAAGGCGCTCTGACATATCGCCCAGGCCGTAATAACCGGCCCGCGTGTAATAATCCAAGCTGTTGTTGATGCCTTGCAGCGCATTGACGTTGCCCTGTTGATCTGCGGTGACACCGTTGGCCCCAAGGGTGCCTCCTGCCCCTTGATACTGTCGCAGCCAATCATCACCGATAATCGGCATTGACGTATTGCTGGTAGTCCCGCTGGACGTTCCAGATTGACTCTGGCTGCCTTTCTGCCCGCCCTTACCAATAGCCATTACGTCAAATCCTTATACATAAATGTTCCGCCGTGCGTGAAACCCGGGAGCCTTCGCGCCCACCCATCGCGCCCACCACCTTGAACGCGGGAAATACCGTTTTCTTTTGCGGTAGGCTCGATAATGTTTTCTTTCATGTGCATCAGTTCCTCTAGATCACCGCAGACCATAAAGTAGTTAAGTGCCTTTATTTTTGGGTAGGTTGTGACCTCAGTCAAAACGGCTGACTTTTCGCCGGTCCATAAGGTGAAGTGCCCCGCGCCCACCATCAGGCATATGTCGTCTATGGTGTGGGTGCCGTGGCATTGGTTTATGGCTTTCTCAAGTAGCGGCTTAGCAAACGCCCACTTGTCGAAAATGCTCACTTTTTCTGCCCGCTTTCGCTCACGTCAAACGTCATAGCCCCCACCCTGTAAAACGAGGGAGCCGCATCGGTCGTGATTTTGTATTTCAACTGACGCCCTTTAATCCTGACGGATAGGCGTTTGGTATTGGCTGTAATCGAGTACGGCCCGTAAGTTCTCTCAGGCCCTTGTGGGTAGTTCTTGGAATAGAACGTGATCGCTACCCCGCCCCTTAGATCATCAAAATCAGGGCGCACGCCTTTGACATAAGCGAACGTGTCGCCGCTGTTGATGTTGAAATAAGACGTTTCCAAAGAGGTCTGACGTGCAGCGCCATCATTTGAGAAGTCTTTTTCCTGGTAATAGATATTCCCGCTCGTATCGGTCGCGAGGGGGAACGGAAATACACCAGCATCGACGTAACAGGTTCTATCGTACAGGCCAGATACCCAAGTCTGACTCATGTAGTTATAAACGTGGTATCTTGAGCACTCGACGCCATCGCGTTCATCGGGATAGAAAAACCATACCTCAGACCTTGCGGCCAAGTGCGCGGCGTAAATCTTCCCACCCTGCACATCAGCGAGGTTGTCTCTAAAATCACGCTCTGACGGGTTCGACAGTGGCGTAGGCAATCCCCCGGCGTATTGGTAAAACTTGCCTTGCGTCGAAATCCAGAAGAACGCGCCGTTTACTTGAACAACCGCATTCGGTCCAACCAACCCACACCCCTCTCCAAGAAGGTCGAAGGCATAGACCACACTAGGATCGGGAACCGACCGCATCCGATATACAGCGGTATCCGTAAAAATCAGGTTCTCGCGGTTGCCCGCCATGCCCCTGATAATGCGTGAGCCGTGCGAGAGCGGCCACGAACCGGCGACGTTAGATGGCAGCGGTTCCCAATCTTGGTTATTCTCTTGCGCCGACCACCGTACTGTCATAGGGTCAAAGACCCCTGACGTTTTCGTACACCCGCACGCCACGAGGTTTCGCTCAGCGGTGACAAAAACAGACCCCGCGCTCGAAGGTGATCCGGGTATTGCGTTCGCTGTCGTCAGGACTTTGATGGACACGTTATCGACGCGCCCGTTAAAGGTTCCTCCCCCGTTGAAAATAAGGCTCTGACTTGTAGAGCTTGGGCTAAAGAACGTCCGCTTATAAACGCCGGTTGCGGTGATCGCAGCACCAACGCTTGAAGTGCCTATAAACGGCGTAATGGTCCCGCTATTGGCCGTTACGTCGAATCTCAGCAGGTGCCATGAGCTTCTGACAAGCGATACTGCTTGAGTAAGAGAATCCGCACTGCTCGCGGAAGAAGTCCCAGCGGCAAGGCTCCAACCCGAGCCGTAAACCCACGTCCCCGACGATGAAAAGTCGCCCGTATTAACGATTTCCGACGACGATATATTCGGAGACCATTCATAAATAGCACCCCAATTCGGGTTTGCGATGAGGTTCTGGCCCCATTGTGCAAAAGCCCATGTTCTAAGGTCGAGTTCCTGTGAAGACGCAGGAGCACCGTAACCGCCCGTCCCAAATCCGCCCGTTCCATAGCCTAACCCGCCAAGGTTCGACGGCCTGCCGGGTGCAAGGCCGTATTCGTAGTTGACTGTCCCACCCACCGCAGCCGTTGAAATCGTCGGCGCGGCGGAAGCCGTGAAAGTGTAGGACGAAGACGAAATAACCGACGCAACAGGGTAGCGACCGGATAAATCAACCCCCGCAGCCGACGACACTCCAAAATCAACAAGCTGATCCACGGCGAGGTTATGCGTATCATCTGTGACGGTGATCGTGCTCGAACCACTCGATACCGTGAACGGGTTTGTAAGCTGCCCCCGCTCAATAACCGGGGTTAGGTCGTATAACGTCCCGTCCTGGTCAGCGACTTGAAGCCGTAAGTGTGTCCCTAAAGCCGCCCAACCCGTTCGCGTTAGATCGGACCACAACAGACCGCCACGGCATATCCCCGTAAGCGCGCTCGTACTAAACAACTCTTGGCCGTAGATGGTCTCCATCTTGCCATTTACGGAGCGTATTTTGTCGGCTGAGATGTAGTAAGGCTGTGCCGCCAGTTCGCTTTCGTCTTTGACAACTTGGGCGATAATAGGCGACGTAGTGAACATCTAGCTTTTCTGAATCCCGGCGATGATTTCAGCCTTGCGGGTTTCATCAAACGCGCCGTATGCCACCATAGCTGTGAGGGCGAGGTTCATCTTCGGGCTGCCAAGATTGATCCCTGTAGGACCGGCCCCGGTTGCAATGGCTTCGCTGATGAAAAACCGCACGTTTGCTTTTTGGGTCACGGTCAGGGCTGTGAGGTTTAGGCTTTCAACATACGCATCAACCTCAAAGCTATCCAAAAGCGTTAGCTCTGCAATGGTGAAGCACTTGCGGAATTCATCGTATGTGAGGCCGGTTGTTTTTCTCTTCGGGGCTTCAGCTTCGGGGTCTTCATAGCCCCCCTGCCCATCGTCCTTGGCGTTGTGCTTTGTTCCGCCAGGCACTTCTTGAAATTCATCACCAGACCATTCCTCGACCGTCGCGGGCGGGAACAAGGCTTTGTATGCGTCTACCGATTCCGCAATGCGCGGGTCCATCACATATCCGCCGTTGATGTGCGCAAATGTCGCCATGCTATTCGTCCCAACTGATGCTGATATATCCATCTCCACCGGCACCAGCGGCGTATTGAGCGCCAGCCGCCGAAGCGCCGCCGCCACCGCCGCCGCCCGCTTTCCCAGCTGCGCCTACAACCCCGGCTGAGTTTCCGCCAATCCCGCCCCCAAAAATGCCCGAACCACAGCCAAGCTCACCCGACGTGTGGACGGTCCCGCCGTAGCCCACAACCTCAATCAGAGGAGCCGTTCCCATCGCGTCATAAGCTTTGGTTCCTGTCGGTGTGAGGTTCGCTGATTTTCCAGCAGTGATGCCGCTGGCCGATGCGTAGGGTGCACCTGCACCACCCGCCGAAGCGCCACCTGTTCCGCCTGCCCCACCCGCGATCCCACCACCACCGCCACCATAGCCTGTCGTCGGATTGCCGACACCGCCGACACCGCCCGTCCCGTATGGAGTACCTGAACCACCACCACCACCACCGGCATTATTGCCAGTAGCAGCGGAGCCGTTACCACCTTGGCCACCTGCAAATTTTGTGTCTCCGGTTCCGGAAGTCGTCCCACCGGCCCCGCCAACTTCGGACGATGCGAGGCCCTTCGTCCCGCCGTTCGCCGTGATTAATGAATCCACGGACGTAACGCCGCCGTTTCCACCATCAGAACCAGCAGTACCAGCAGCACCGCCAGCCGCAACCGTGCAGGTGTAGGACGTGCCCTTTGTCAGAAGTACGTCTGACTCACTACATGCACCAGCCCCGCCAGCACCGCCGCCGCGTGTGTTTGTGGTCCCACCACCACCACCACCACCGCCGCCGATGCTGCGGATTTTGTGCATCCCCGTTTTTTGGGCAATAAACGTGTATGTGCCAGCGGTCGTGAATTCAACAAAGCGGCGCTGTGCTCTTGCAGTAGCGACCATTAGACCCATCCTCTCGTTGCGTCAGCATCTGTAATTGTGAATGTCTGATCCCCGTCAACCGGGAACGCGGTTGTGGTTTGGCCGTTGATGATTCCAGACAGAAAACTTGTCCCCGCGCCAAATATGGAAAGCTCTATCTTGCGTAGGCTGCCAGTAGGCGTTGGGGTGGCAATCGTCCCACCGACCGGACACGCGTAAGACGCTCCGGCGGCGGCTGAGAAAGACGCCGATTGCAAACCGCCGTTAGTTAAGCCGCCGTCACCGACGCTAATATCAAGGGAGTCGCCGTTATCGGTGAGGGTGATAGCCCCGCTCGCCGTGATGGCGTCGATGAGGTAAGCAGCAGTAGCGCCAGCATCTACCTTTACCGTGCCTGTAGCGCCAGGAATGGCCGCAGCGGCGACAGTCGCATCAAGGTTGTTCTTATCAACCAAATCCCTGGCGTTCGTGAGGATGATTGAATCAATGACGTTGGGAGAAGCGAAGTAGCAATCGACGGAATCGCAAAACACAGACGCCTTGCGCCCGTTCGGAATAGCTACACCTGCCCCGGCAGAGGTTTTAACCGTGATGGCTTGGCCAGTCGTGTTCCAGATGATCGGCCACACCCACTCAACCGAAGGCACCACGAGATTAGCAGCAGATGAAAGCGATCCCGTAAGCTTTAGGATGGAGACTTGGCCGCTATTCGTCGCAACGTAGTTTGTCCATGAAAGGGTGGTATTCCCCGTCATGGCGACGGCTTCGTAACCCTTCGAACCACGGTCAAAGAGGCGGAATAGCTCGTTTAGCTTATCATCGCCCCACGTGTTTGAGTTCGAGCCTTGGCTTTGCTGCCGTGCCCCATATCTCGAAGTCGCTGTATCTGTCATACCGCTGATCCGTCTGCATAGCGCCATACCCCATCGGCATCAGCCCATGCGGGTTTTGACGTGTCTGTGATGTAGCGTGTGAGAAACTTCACGCGGTCGCCGGTCTTAAGATCGGCTATCGCGGAGGGTGTGAATTTCAGCCCGGAGAGTTGCTCTGCGATGTACTGTTCGATGTCTTGGGGGGAGTTACTTGCCAGCCCCATTAAATGACGCTCCGAATATCAATGCTTGAACGGATAGGCGCACCCGACCAGCGATCTAGGGTGTTGTCGTCAACGATGTCTTTCACGGCTTCGTCAAACGCACCCTTCCAGACCTGTATCCGTCCATCGTTTTCCATATGCGCCGTGATTTCGATTAGCGCGCCGTATAGGAGGAGGTCGGGGTACTTGGTTAGGAGGAGGTTCGAGGTGTTGGAATCGCTCAAGGGCGTCGGCGCGGCGTAATAGAACATCTTCACGACTTGGACCGAGGACGGGATAGGGCGAAGGTAGAGCGAGCCACCAAAAGCAGCGTAAGCCGATGGCGAGCCACCAACAGTGCTTGGATTGTCGCTAATCAGGGTGGACAGGTCTTTTTGCGCCAGGACCACGTTTGGATTTGTCTGGAGCACAAACGATTTCGCCATAACGTAATCAGATGGGAGGCTGATCGTTTCCGTACCGCTTACCGTAGAGACAGAGGTCGATGTCTCGAACTCTTTGGTTTTTAACCTCCGCACACAGCGGCGCTCAGCTTTGGAAATGGCACGCTTTACCGCGCCCTCAATCGGGCCGGGGGTGTAGTCGGTTACGTCCGCGACAAGATCATCTCTATCAATCGTGTCTAGGATTTCAGTCTGTAGCTTGGCGTAGGTATCAATAGCCATCAGAGGATAACCAACGGCGATGCACCAGCCATGAGGCGGGATTTAATCCCTACGTCAGTGGCCTTGCGCTTGCCGATCTTGCCGCCGCCCGTTCTGAGGTGGCTATAATCAATGTCGTCTAGGAACGAGTTGTACTTGTCGATGTCGTACCAGCCGCTTTTGGTGGGGTCGTATCCGGCCTTCTTCTTAAGTTCACCGTCGAGAACGCTGGGGATTGACGCGACAACTCCGCCGTACTTACGCGCAGACCATCCGCCTGTGCTTTTCCACTCGTTCGCCTCGCGTTTGTTCTTTTCGATATTCTGCGCAACAATCCAATCCGGAACGGTCGTGCGAAAGTGCATGAGTCCGTCCTCGATTTTCATATATGTGGATTTGTGCGTAACCGGATCGCGTGAAAGCAGATACCAGTTTGGGTCGGATGTGTTGTGACGCATGGGGCTCCGTAAAATAAAAGGGAGGGGTTTTGAGGCCCCTCCCCGTTATCAGGCTATGCGGTCAGCCTTAGGTTATGCCGTACACCGCCGCATGGGCGCTTGGGGCGTCCGGTGCGAGGGTGTATTCGGAGACGATGAACTCGCTCGTCGCGTCCCCGGTTTTCGCAAGCTTGTTGACCTCGAACCCGCGCAAGGTCGCCACAGAGACGTGTTCGGTGTCGATCAGGAACGCAGCCTGTTTGAGGAACGTACTGGCCTGGATCGCCAACTGACGGTTAACGACAACGTCAACAAGGCCGAAGTCGGACAGCCACTTGTCAACAGCGCCGTTCGCCGTCGCGGGCGATGTACCACCAGCGTCCTGACGCAGCGGAGCCGTAGACGGCGCCGTTGCCAGAGCAAGCCCGGAGAACTTGCGCTTCAACGCCGGGGGCACTTCCAGCATGTTCGGACGCCCGCCGTCCTCGTAGGCCATCTGATGGGCCGACGCCAGTTGCTCATAGGTCATTGCCGTTGAGCCGGTAAACGCAGCCACGGCGCTTGAGCCGTCACCCGTTGTGGGCATAGCCGACACAGCCGAGGAAACGCCGGTGCCATTGGTGATAAAGGACGGCAACCCGCCCAAGGTACGCGTACCGCTGCTACTCTTGGCTTGGTTGGCGTGTAGCACCACTTCCATGTCGCGGCGCAGTTCCAAGCCCTTCTTCATGCGGAGGCGGATCAGCTCGTCAGATCGGCCCGCGAGGTCAACGTTCTGCAACGTTCCGGAGACGCCGTAGTCCTTTTCCGAGATTTGCAAGATGTTCCCGATACGGGTTGTCGCGGCGGCGGTCGATACCGTGACAGTGCCACCTTCCGGGAAGGAGTTGATGGTTGACGGCGAAAGGTCATCGGTCTGCCATTCATGATTGATGGCTTTGGCCTTCGTCTTGCGCGCGGCAGAGAAAAGCGGGGTTTCGTCGGGGGAAATCAAAGTAATGGTGTTCGCGAGGTCTTCACGCGCACCAACGGTCAACGGTACCGTAACGGTACCCTGAACAGCAGCCATAGTGGGTATCTCCTGGTTTAACGCCGTGCGGCGGCTTTGGCTCTATGCAAAGCGGTCGCGTTATCGACGCTGGGGTTTTTACGAAAAGCTTCATCCAGGAGACGGAGATTCTCAGACTGCGGACTGGCGGTTGACTTGGCCCCGGGCTTGAACGGCGCAGGCTTGCCCCTCACCGCAAGTGCGGCTTTGGGTTTGGCTTTTTGCAGTTCGTCCCATTTGCGCGCCTTATCAATCACGATGATTGCTTCGGGAAACGCAATTTCCCCCATTAAACCAGGGGGAACGTTGGGGTAGTTCTCGGTCACGTAGCTTGTGATCGTATCAAGTCCAGCCGTTAGGGCCTTCTGGTCTTTCCACGCCGGTTCATACTCGCCGGAGTTTAAGACTTCGAACGCTTTAGCCATTTGAGCTTGCTTGGCTTGCGCCTGCTGCTGCTCAACTGCCTTTTGCGCTTGGCTCATCACGGTTGTTTTGTATTGCCAGTACGCCTGAATCTGCTGGAATTCCTCCGGGGTTTTAGTCCGGGATAGTTCCATCATCTGATCAGGTGTCGGAGGCCGTTCCTGCAACGAAGCAAGTTGCTGATACATGCCGCTAACCTGCTGCATCACCGCGTTGTGTTGAGCCATGAGGCTCTCTTTCTCGGCGGATAGTGCTTGGGTTTTGCGGGTATAATCAGCGTGTCGGAGATGACCCTGGCGCATTTCCCCGATGGTGACCGTACTGCCATCGGGTAGCTGGGTTTTCGCGTTGTCGTCTGCGAAGCCAGTTTCCGATACTTCCGGTTCATCTGTGGGTTCGTCGGTATCCGTCTCGTCTTCCGCTGGTAGTTCTTCCGCGACTTCCCCACCAAACTCGTCTTCTTCGTCTGGGTTGTCGGGGTGGATGATCGCGGTATCTTCCACGGTGGCTCCGGTCTCGGCCAACTTGGCTTTAACGGCGGCTACACCCTGGTCAAGCGTAAGCGCGCCAGTCCCTTGCGGGGTGTTGACGTTCATTTAGTCCTCAATTCGTAGGGGTTTGAGCCTCAGAATATTCGAGTGATTTTTTCAACCATCGAGGTCTGAAACTCCTGGCCTTGCTTGGGGTTTAGCTTCCCAAGCGTCAGCACAGCTTCGAGATGGCGCTCAACACCATCAATCACGTCGAGAGCCACGGCATAGCGATACCGGCCCACATCATCCTTTGCGGTACATCCGCGCAAAGCGGTGACATAGGCGGCGCGTATCGTCTCTAGGCTCTCTTTAAATATTGCGTCCTGTAGGAGGTGGTGGGCGCGCTCGGCGCGCTGCTCACGCGTTAATTCCACGCAACGCCTCCGCATGGTTATCGTCAATCGGCTTGCCGTCCCAATCATCCACAACGGAGGTCGGATTTACGCCGTTCAACCATTTCTGGATGGATAGGAAGCACACGCCCTCTTTCGGCGCTCTCGCCACATGAAACTCACCAGGGGCCACAGGGACAACGTCACCCGGCTTAATGGCTGTCCCGGCTTCATCAAGGATCAGTTCACCCGAGAGCACGACCTCGACCGAATCAATGTTTGGGTGCGAATGCTTCGGGGCCGAGGACAGCGGCTCGCCAATGAACATTTGGACTTGAAACTGGCCGTTCCGGTACAGCGTAATTCCAGAGATTTTACCAATGCGCGAGATAGCCCCACCCGGGCACTGGATCGGCTTGTGGGTGAGCCACCAATGCGCGAAGTCTCTGACGTTAGGCTCTGCTACCGGGTACATCATCAGTGCACACCCTGACCTTTGACCTTGGGGATATTCGTATCAATGCCGCTGGCCTTCATATGGGCTTTGAACATTTCGAGCATGACTTCGAGGTCTTGCTCTCTCATGCCCAGGATGTAATCCAGCGTGTTGTCTTTGTCGGCTTTGGCTTGGGCCGACTGCGCGCTAATGGCGGCTGTATCAACCTTGGCCTTCGCACCGATCTGCGCCGACACAATCTTGGGATCAGGCGGGGGCGGTTGCGGGGGCGGCGGTTGCCAGTCCATCGGCAGCGTCTTGAAATACTGATCTGCGTTCGTCGCCCCGGTGGTCTCAACCATGTTATTCAGGGCATGGGAGTACATCGGCAGCGAAACGATGGGATTGTTCGGGCCAAACTTGAGTAAGATTTCCTCCATCTTGCTCAAGATCATCGCCCCAATCTGCATATCGCGCTCGCGGTTGCCCGTACCCAATCCGGTATTGACCGTAACGTCCCAATCTTCCAACTCAGCCCAGGCGCGCGGGTCGATCTGCTTCTCGGTCCCGTTCATCTTCACCATGCGGGCGAAGTCCTGGCGGCGCTTCAAGATGCGCAAGATGGCGCGGCCTAGCTTCCTCATGCCACCAGCAGCCCAGGTGCGGGCGATGGTTTCCATCTTCAGCTTTTGGGCTGAGTCAGCGAGCTTGGCCGCCGTGGCGCTTTGGTTCTGCAAAACCTCAGGGTCGAGTCCTAGAGAATTTCTACCGGCCCCGGTTCTGTTCTCGGCCTGTGAGTCCCAATAGCGCATCAGTTCAAGCGATTGGCCCGCTACAAATGGAACCGTGACGTTACTAACCGCGTCGGGCGCAGTAGCAAGAATAATCCCGCCAGGAGATTTATTCTGCACATAAGGCAACCCCGCCTCTCCCCCCACCAATCGACTGACAATAACCGCCTGTTGAGGTGCGTTGGTCAGGTAGATGTTATCCATCGTCTGGCGGGCAAGCACCGTCTGCACCCGCTGAATCTCAATCAGGTCGTCGGCGGGGCACCGTCCGAAAAACAGGTGCGGCAAGGGGATCGGGCAGAAGTCGCAGAAGTAGCACTCATCCTCAAACGGCTTGCATTCGAGAATCTCAATCTGTGACGCCCATCCACCCGCTACAAAATACCATTCCTTAAGTCCCGTCCCGTCCTTGTCGCAAAGGATCGTCCCGGCGTGTACCGCCACCTTTTTAAGCATGGGGTCGCCGGTATAGGCATTAGAGCCGATCTGGTTAAACGGCTGGCGAACCTGCGCTTCGTTCGAGGCTTCGGACTGACTGTAAGACGGCAGGCGCTCCACCACCTCGGGGTCGTATCCCTCGGCAATCAAATCCCCAACGCGCTTGTACGTGCGGTGGGATTTCAGCGCTGCGCTTTCAAGCGAGCGTGCGTCCTTGGAGATTACAAATTCCTCGGGCGGTAACACCTCAAACTTGACGTGGCTCTTGTCGATGGTCTGGCGTGCGACGACCGTATGACGCCCCGTTATGGGGTCTTCCTCGTGCGCGGTTAACTCAAGGCCCTGCTGCTCAAATTGGATTACCGCTATGACAAACTGTAATTCGTCTAGGTCACGCTGAACGAACTCTTTGTGTTCCTTCTCTTCTTCCCACCAGACCTTGAGCACGCCGACCTTGTTAACGAGGCCATCGAAGCCCCAGCCATAGGCTTGGTTCTCAATCTCGTTATCAATTCTGAGGACCACATCGTTGACATAGTCCGTAGCGGCTTTGGCGGCTTCTTCGTCGTGGATCCCCTTGGCCGCGTAATCAATGATCTTGCGACCACTAATCATCGTGCGTAAGAGGCTGGGCAGGATGAACCCGATGTAATCCGCCACCACATGAATAACCACGGTCGAGCGGCCCTCAATGGCGGGCACATCGTTCATTTCCCCCATGAAGTACTCGTAATTGAGCACACGCTCGGGGGCGATTTCGCTGTCGATATACGTCAGGGCGTCGCGGATTTCGTTGCCGACAAGCTCTTTAAATTGCTCGTCCGTCATACCCTTAGGCGCGTCTGATTCAGGGGCTTGCTCGTATTCGGTCCCTTCAACGTCAACGCCGTCTTGGTCTAGCAGTTAAACAACTCCTGGCATTCTGTAGTTAATGAGGGCGTCCATAGTCTGGTTCACCGCAGCATGGCGCAGCATCATCACCGCGTAACGCGTCGCGGCCATCAAGTCGTCGCCCTCTTTGACAATCTTGCCGTCCTTACGATGGTAGAGCCTAAACTCCTCCCACCAATCGTTGAGATGTTCGGATACCTTGAACCGGCCCGTTTTCATGCGGTCCAGGAGGTCCATAATCCCAGCCTCTACACCGTTCGACCCATCAGGCCACTCGGCTTTGTCCGATAGCATATTCACGCCCTGCGCCGTGTATTGGTCAGCAAGGGCCTTGCCTGATCCTTTATCGTGCTGCAAGCCGTCATGCGGCCACGCTACAGGTATCCACTTGCCCTTCGCGTTGATCGCGGCGGCATGGACAACAGGCGTTTGCTCTTTCGCGCGGTATGCGTCGTAAACATGAATACAGTCACCGTCTCTATCCCAAGCAAGCCACACGGCTGCTGTGGGATGGTCCCACCCGAAGTCTAAGCCGCATATCCTAGCCCAATGCTTCGGGATATTTGGCTGCGGCTCCTTAATGCTCGCTTCCGTTACCGGGAACACACGGCCACTGCCTAGCGTAGGTATGCCCTTGGCCCGGGCTTCGCGCTCATGCTCCGGATAGCCAGCGATAATCCTGGCCCGTTCCTCCGGGGTATAATGCTCCGCGTCATCAATCGTCATCGTGGTAACGTGACGGTCGGGCGACTTATCCAAGAGGAAACGCTTCACAACTTCAGACATGCCCTTGAGGGGCGTGAAGGTCATCCACACGATGCCTTTGGTGGCATTGGTGCGGGTTACACCTTCGGTATAAATTCCAGCGTCCGGCTCTTCGTCAAACCATACCCAATCAAGGGTCTCGGCCTGCCACTTCTCGCGGCCTTTCTCATAGGACTTAAGCGTGATCTGACTCGTACCGCCCGATACGTGCTTAATCTCAATCGTATCCATCAGGTCGGCCACGCCTCGCGATGGCGACCAATCAATGATCCTATCCTTTGGGATAGCACCCGTACCTACATCGGTATGGCGCCCCATGAGGATGCGCTGCACTGAGTCACGGATGGTCTCACCCGTAACGCCAGCGGCCCAACCCACCGTGGGCTTATCAAATCGTTTGCCCTGCCAGTCCTTCGGGTACAGGCCCGTTGCATGTATCGCCGCCTCAAACCCACCAGCCAAGGTCTTACCAAGCTGGTTCCCCGCCATGAACAGGCGCTCGCGGTGATCCTTGCCAGCCGCGTGGAACTCAATCTGCTTAGTGTACGGGCGGTAGAGCGATAGCTTCCGCGTGTTCAATCGTCTGTTTAGCTCCGTCTCCAGCTTCACCAATTCGACCAGTGACGGCATGGTAGGCGGCGCGCAGGGTGTGGAGTCGTTCGATAAGTTCATCATCCGTCAATTCTTCGACCGCGTCGATTTTGACATTCATTTCCTTCGGCAGAATGGAGGCGATCACCTTCACATACTCTGCGGGTTTGTCGGCCCTCATGGATTGAATTGCAGCCTCACCATTGGCCTTGAAATCTTCGTGTAGGGCCTTGAGGAAGTCCTCGCCCAACGCGTTCCTAGAGCCTTTGGGGCGACCCTTGGGGTTACCGGATTGGCCGGGCTTGTAGAGGTGTGCGGGCTTCTGTTCCGCTTCTGTAGGATCAGTTTCGGACATTCGGCCACATCACTCTGAACAAGAAGCATCCGAGCCAAAGCGTTGCCATCCGTCGCGGCAGATTATCGGGCGACAATTCAAACCCAAGATTCAGCCGGAACGGATAGATAATTACAGAGATATTAAAGTCTCTCATTAGTCGGGTCTACCGCCGCCCTTGAGGTACATCTCAATTAGTTCCTGCTCGTAATATTCAACCTCGTACAAGCCAGGAGCGGGTTGCGGCTTATACCGGTCTTCTGCTGGACCCCAGATTTCGAGCGCGGAGCGCATCCAGTCTTCCGGGACACTAAAGCCGCACGTCTTTTGTAAAAATTCCGTGGTCGCGGCAACCGCTTCGTCGTCACTTACCTTTTCGGTCGCGAATTTAAGCATCCACTGCGTTAACTTAATCATAGCCGACTGCCGCTGTGCAGGCAGGAATTTCAACTGGGTGCACTCGCTCAGCGTCGCGGCCGTTTTGTAAATTTCGGTGGTTAGGTTGTCTGCCATGTGGCCTTCGGGAATAGGGGTTCAATGTCAGCGGAGCGGCGCTTGTAAGCAACGCGCTCAACTCCACGCTCGTTTATTTCCCACTTCAGTTTGTCGCGCTCTAGCAATTCAGCGGCCTGGAATACGGCGTCAGGGCCAGACCCCAACTTTAAATACGGACAATCCCGAACTAATTCCTCAACGGCCCCGATACGCTTCCAGTTTACAGATTCCCACCTATCAGATGGTTGGCTGTAAAGTTCGTGGAAGCTGTGCGGCTCCGGATCAGCACGGCGGTCAAGTCGGGCGCTCATGCTAACAGCCCTTACCTTTGCCCTTGGACTTCTTCATGGGCTTGGATTTCTTCGTCATAAACGTGGCTCCGTTCCGGTCGAATGATTGCATCTCGGGTGGCTTAGGCTTCTGGGCCCATCTATGTGGGTTGTAGCCAATAGGCTCGGGCTGGCGATGCAGCGGCGTACCGTTGTGGTCGTAGAGTCCGGTCCATGTGTCGCGGTCGGGTTCATGGTACGTTTCAGCCGTGTGGGCTGTGCCCCATTCGTGGAACACAGGGCCGGAGCGGTAACGGCTCATTGCTTCAATTCCTCAACTCAATACTGAACACCGGGGCCTGACCATACTTCTCGTTCTCCGCAGGGTCGGCGTGGATGCCCATGCCAGCAGCGACCATAGCTATGGCTGAATGTTCGGGGTTGCCGTGCACCTCAATCTTGAACGGGTCGATCTTGCCGACTTTAATCTGTGCATCCCACGTCTTCATGGAATCCTCAAACTCGTACACGGATCGGGCCATGTGGTGATTGGATATAAAACCACGGTTCCAACCGGAGTTGAGCTTGACCTCAAACGGGCTCCACGTTTTTTCGATGTGCGGTTTGTCATAGGCGTAGAGCTTTGGACTGCCGCCAGGGTTTGGCTTCGTGGACCCATCAATGCCAAACAGATGGATATGTCTAAACCCCAGGCCGACCGCCAATCCTACAGCACGCAAACCAATAACCGACGCTCCCGGCACGTTCGCCCATTCTTCGTGAGCAAACTCAGTCTTGAGCATTTCCGATTCCCCAAGCCCTGCGGCGGCGTGCCACATATAGGCTCTGGGGTGGTCTTTGAATTTGTTTAGTGTGTCGTCGTGGCATTGGCTGGCAATAAGGTACTTGGGATTAACCCAGAACTTTCCAGCCTTCTTGCGTGTCGCTTTGCTCTCAGAAAGAGCTATGTCAATGTACCCTGCCACCCAATCTTTCGGATCGAGGAGGGCTGCGTAGTCACACCGCAAACCACGTTTTAGCAGCCAATCGTGGCTCTTGTTCACCGCGATAACCCTGGCCCCTCGCGTGATCAAACGGCGTAAGGTGCCCACGTTGTCCTGTAGGCTCGGCCCCCCACCAACGATGCATACAACCGATGGCTTTTGCCAATCGCCTGAGTCCTCAGAGTTGACCAGCCTCAAAAAGCTTTGCATCCCAAAGGTCTGACCACGCCTCACGCGGGCCAAATATTCCTCGGGCGGTACGCGGCCTCTCCCGCTGGGGATAACCTCTCGCAATCCACGCGGTTCGCCGTAGACAGGCGGCGGCTCAATTCTCTGGGCATTGAAAAACGAGGTGTCGATTAACATCCCCGTTGTTCCCATGATGCCTCAAATGAAAAGGCCCCGCAGGTTTCCCCGCGAGGCGCAATAATCCACTAGATAACATACGCTGAGTTTCTTGGTTTGCTAAGTCAAGTGGGTTTTTGCATTTTCAGCGGGCTCCCACCGAACCATATAATCCATGATTTCATCAGCGGCCTCTTCAAGGCTATTGAAATACATAACCACTGCGCCATCCTTCTCGGGGTCGAGAGACTTCAAGAACGGCGAGAGATTTTTAGCAATGGCCGCGAGGACAGTACTAAAACCACAATTAACCAAGTGGTCTATGTCCTTCTTAGTTTGCTCTACTCGCTTGGCCTTCAAATCGCCATTAATTTCATTCAGAACATGCTTCTGCACGCTGACTTTATACGGCGGTTTTGATTGTAGCTTGGCCATATGCTCGTTTAAATCAGCGAGCGAACCTAGCCCAGCGTCAGAAATTTCAACAACTGTTGCGCCGTAGTCGCTGACGTAGCTGTATTGCTCTTTCACGCCGCCCTCCGCTCCTCAAACTCCTTGCGAATGGCTTCCGCCTTCGGTCCTCGCAACCATTGGGCAAGTTTAATGAGTCCCGCCCGTAACTTATCCCGCGCTCGGTTCTCCATGCTCTGATAAACCGCCACGTTGATAACTGCATGAAGGACGCGGGGGCCGACCTTCTTGATCTCCTCACTGGCAGCGCGCAGGCAGGTTTCTGCCAACTCCACATCAGGTGGTAGCAAACTCTCTTTCTCCACAAACTGCCCCAATGTGCCTTGCATGTGGGATTTGGGATGCACCACGGTCCACCACCCGGCGAAGGTCACGCCAGCATCGTGGAGTTTTTTCGCGGTGTCGTAGTGGTCGCTCAACTGCCCTTGCCACATTAAAACGCCTAGGGCGGTCACTGAGCCCGCCGGATCGGGCATGGGCCAACCGTCCCTTTGCGCTCCTACAGCCATCATACGCTTCGCCCGCAACTCATCAGTCCCTAAATCAAACTTAGGCTTCACCTCTTTACGGCGTCCACCTATGGTGCGTTTGTCGATCTTGAAGCGTTTAGCCATCTAATTTAATTCCTCAAAAATGTTTCGGTGAAACAATCTATCCACAACACGTGTCTAGTCAGGTGGGGATGCGGCGTCGACCATAGCTTGGAAAATTGCGACGCAATCCATCTCGTCGGCCAGATTTAGCAACATGGCGGCGTGGATCATATCTTCTGTCGGCTTGTGGGTAGCGCGAATGGCGGCGCTGGCGCACGAAACCCAATACTTTTTGCACCCGTCTTTGAATGGTTCGGGGTGCGGTTGTCCTTTCCATTCGTGTTCGTAAAGCGCTTTCGCCACATCAATCTCTTTCTCTGTCGGTTCTCTTTCCATGATCTAACCTGCTGCTATGTGGCGTTCGGATTGCGTAGGAGTCGTTTTAAGGGCCACCAGCATCATGCGGCGGCGGTAGGTGTACATTTCCAGCCTATCGCTCAACTCCTGCCATGCGGGCCACCAGGGGCTCTCTGTCGGCTGTGTTATCAAAACATGCCGCGCCACGTCCGCCGGGTAAGTCACCACACGTTTCAGGTACGCCACCAACTGCGTCTCCATGTCCTGTGTCGTCTGCCCCGCTTGCGGTCGGGTCAGAGCCTTCAATTCCGTCAGAAGGTCTAGCGCTTCGTTCCCGGAAATCGGCGTCAATGACTGTTCCAGAATCTCCGATGCTCTCCGGATTTCCGCTGGGCCGTGCAATCCGTTCAGCCTGTAAGCCTTGATTTTGCTGTCGCCCATCGCCTGGAAAAACTCCGGCTTTAACGAGGATCGAATCGCGGGCGGCAGAGACGCTTCCACGATGCGCCCCGCTTGTGTTGGGTTTGCCCCAGCTACGGCGACGGACAATGTCGGCAGCGCCGCGCCTGAGCCACCCGTTGAAAGCGCCGTCCCAATCTTTTTTGACGGGCTGCTTGGCGTCAGGGCCGTGGAAGTGTTCGCGGAAGGCGTCGGCCTCGGTGTCGACGTCTGAGGTGAGGAGGTTGAGTTTTGTTCCGGCGGTGTAATTTTTTTGGCTGGGCTTCCAATCGAGGGCAAGGCGGGTTCCTTTCGACTTCGGGGGGCGTTCTACACTTCCTTTAGGAAGTGTTTCTGTCTCTGCTCTGTCTCTGCTCTGTCTCTGGTCCGTTTCATTCACCGTTACTGAAACGTTTCGTTGTCGTTTCCGAAACTGCTGGACACGCTCCGTTGAAACGTCCGATTGGTATTGCCAATCGTTCCAGTCGTGGGGGGAGATACCCTCGGGGGTTTTGTCGAATAGCCGCAGTTCCAGAAACGTTTCTATGAGCGTTTCGCACTTGGTCACGGCTTGGCGCATACGGAACGAAACATCCTCAATCGACGGCAAAACCCCGCCGTTAGCGTTTGCCAGCGCGACGAGGTTTAACCACGGCCTGACAAGCCGATCCGGCAACCGCTGAATCTTGGGGTTGTCCACTATGGTGTTATGGATGCGGAACCAGGGGCGCGGCCTAGCCATTCTGTTTGTCTGCCCCCTGAGCCGCAGCCTCTACCTTGTGGTCGGGTATGGTCATTAGTAGTCACTCCCTTGCTGCCCGCTCTCGTTAGACCTCGTACATACAAGGGTATGGTCCGTCGCCTTGGGGCATCGTTTGTTGCCGCACTCAACACAACCGATCATTCGGCGCATAACCATAACCCCCGGGTTTTTGGCTTGGATTTTTTCAAAACAGCGAATGCAGTCATATTCGGATTCAACAAACTCCATCACCCAGCCCTCTCCTCTTTCTCTGCCATGCGCTTCATAGATGGTTGCGCGCTGGCTTAATTGTTAATTCATGGCCCAACGCAGCACACCACCGCGTCAATGTGACAAGGCTTGGGACTGCGTCACCACGCTCATACTTCGACAACAAACAACCGTATCGCCCTATCATCACGCTCAGTTGATAGGCTGATAAATTGCGTTGCTCGCGTTCGTACCGCAGCGAGGCCATAAGTTCGTCTTTAGTTGGGCTTGGCGTTTTGATAAACTTGCGGGATCTACGGACACCCATGCGCCGCGCCGCGCCTTTAATGGCCTTCCACGATCTTCCGGGGAACATTTTTCTATCTCGGGCTGTTTGTATTTCGGAAAAACAGCGCGGAGTTTTTCCAAACTGGACCGCGCCCATACCATTCGCGAACTAGCCATCACGACACCATTTCGGCCATAGAGCTTCCGTAAATCGAGAAGTTGTGCTCTCTCTTGATTTTTCCCTGCGGCGGCGCGCTCGGGTATATCTGGCGGCTCTCGGCCTTGTTGCAATCTAGGCCTATATTCTCAAGCTTGCGCTGGATTGAGCCGGTCGTGCGGCACGGCATTTTCTCGGCAATCTCACGGTTTGTTTTGCCCTCCTTATGCAAAAGCATAAGCTTTATGACCTCGTCGTGTGTCCACTTCGGGCCTTGAAAATTTCCGTGCAATTTTGTCGGCGGCACTCCGGGTGTCAGGGTAATTTTCTTCATTCATCATCTCCCAGGCTCAGAGGTCCACGGTGCATCGTCCAGAAGTACAGGCCGATAACAGCCCATACAGCGAGACTGGCGCATAGCTTTATGGTCTTGGGGTCGAGTTCTAGAAACATGCTCATACCGGCACTCCCTCAAACAGTGGCAACGCAGACTCACGGCCCACGCGCTCGGCTTTCAATATCTTCGCCACCGCTAAATTGATCTGCTTGCGTATGGGCTTTGAAGATACGTGACGCTGCTTTCGCGCACGCTCTAGGATAAGGAGGTGGGCTACTTGTTCTTGATCTGAGCGGGAGGGAGTGATCATGCCGCCACCGGGAATTGCTTCGTATTCCACAGAACATCGGACGCGCGGCCACGTTGCCCTGGCTTCAAAGCCGTATCCTGCTTGAAGAAAAATGCAGTTCCGGTTTCAGCGCACGACCGGCGAAGCCCCTCCGCCCAATCTAGATTAAACGGACGGCGCTTGGTGCCGCTCTCACCTCCGCTGATGTACCAAGCGGTTTTCCCGCGTTCATTTGCCAGATCGCGGTTGATAGGAGACAGCATCGGTTCGACAGAAAAGAAGTGGACCGCTGCCGGGACGTTAAATACATGCAGGCGGCGGCGGTCGTATTCCTCTTGGTTCTCAGCCGTGCAGCCTATCCATATATTTTTCTGTTCCTCGAAGAAGTCGCGGCCATAAAGGGGGATGTATTGCGACGGGCGCTTGCTCAGGAAGAGCCAGTCTAAGTCCGGGGTGTCGCGCACAGTCTGCTTAAGTCCCTCGCGCCACTCTTGCGGGACTTTGTTGTCGGCCACGTCACCC